CCATAAACGCCCGTATGCAGACATAACTATGTTAGCCTGTGGTGGTGTACCATCATACCCAGTAAAAGTGTCTATAGACTTAAACTCGTCCGTTGTAGACTCATTTGTATATACTAAAGGCTTGTATCCTCGTTGAAAGAAGTAAGTCCTGTCATTGAGACTAGCAGCAGTCCAGTTACCAGCAGAGATAGTATCTGTTGTACTAGGAGTAATAACCTCTAAGTTACTATACCCTTTGTGGAAGGTAGTAGCGTTCCAAGATAAGTTTCTTTTAACCCCAGCTAAATCAATAGAGATGTGAGTACCTAATAGGTTGACACCATTGTTAGCATCATTAACACCACCCAGTTGAGTTGTACGATACGACCAACCCTTACGACTACCTAACCTACCATACTTGTCTATTACACAGTTATCAGCTTGTAGGGCAAAGCCAGCTTCTAAGGTTACGCCAGACTCTTGAGTATTAAGACCAAAGAAACCGGGAGCTACGATTGATGCAGGTTGTAAAGGTTTAGCCATTATAAGTCACCGTACTAGAAGTTTCTTCCACAGTTAAAATACAGCTAACACCAGTAGAACCAGCATTACCCCTAAGCTCATAACCAGACTCTAACATTACATAGCCACCATTCATCTCTAGTTCAATGTACTCACCTGAACCTAAAGACTTAGCACCTAGTACAACTATATCAACGCCATTAGATATTTCTAAATGTACACCGCTTACAGTAGAACCAGCACCGTTAGACACAAAAGCTAATATCCATTTGGCTCTAGTATTAGGTGGTACAGTGTACAGTAACGCCGTACTATCAGTAAGAGCTGCAGTAGTTAGGTTTTCTGTCAGTATGCTTTTAGCCCGCATTAGTGAGCCACCCAGATAATTTCTTCAGGGTGCTTACCACAGTCTAGTGTGATAGCATCTGATAGGGCACGTTCTGCTATAGCATAAGCAGTAACAGGATTAACACCACCATCTTCACCACGTTCCTCAATAGCCATAGCGTAGGCTAATAACTCTACAGGTTTAGCTGGTATTTGAATAGTATCTGCTTCTGCTTCTAAGTCAGGCTGACGTTGTACTATGTTAAACCGTAATGTATAAGTATCATCAGGTATAGGGTATAAGTCTACTTGAGTATCTCCATCAGAACTAATACCATTAAAACTGTAATAATAAGGAGAGCCTGTAGCTGGTTCAGAGTTTAAGAATAGTCCATTAAAACTGTGAGCATCTTTGTATTGAAGAAAGAAATCATCAGTATCATTAACTACATCTAACACATCAAAGTTATTCTGAGTACCATTTAACTCATAACTAAAAATACCAGATGTAGTAGTTGCCGTTAGTGTAGTACGTAAAGCAGACCATTTCCATGCTTCCTCCACAACTTGTTTAGCGTCATTAACGAATACACCGATAAGAGCAGAGTAAGAGGTCTCTTCTACAGACGTAACTGTCCTCTCTCTTAATCTCTTTAGGATTTTATTTACTGTTTCTAAATAAGTCATAGTTATTATTTACTTCCTAAAATAAATTTTTATTTATTGTATCATATTTTGAATGATTTGTCAAGTCTTTATTTAACTTTATTTCTTCCAGTTAGCTAAGCCCTTGATTCCAAAGGAAGCTGCTATAGCTGCTGCTAGAAAACCTTTGTAGTATTCTGGCATTGAGTTTAAAACTGCGAAACCCTCTTGAATGTAGGGTACTAAGCTAGGGATGAACGCACCAATCATTGGTATAGAAAGCACAATGACAAACCATTCATCTTTCCATGATGTCTTACTACCTTCAGCCATCATTTTTTCCCAATTCTCTTCGGACTGCATAGCTTTAATCTTTACTTCCTGCTTGACCTTAGCTTCTTCTGCTTTACCTTGCATCCATGTAGTGGCTAACTCACCAACAAGAGTTATTAGCTGTATCATTTGTCTGCCTTACTGTCTAGTTTATCTTCTATTCGGTTAAGAGTATCTTTAATGTCAGCTAGAGCTATTTGAAAATCATCACGTCTAAGATATACGTTAGGTATGTTTCTCTCTATCTGCTGAATGTCTAAACGTAATCTGCTAATAGCATCCCATACTGCTCTTAGATACCAGCCAACAAAAATAGATATGAGGGCAAAGGTTGCGTTAAATAAATCTTGGAAGTCCATGTAATGACTACTCCGGAAGTAATGTTTTTAATTCTTCTGCACTAGTTGCATTATCCATAGAGGTTTGCAACATAGTGTGAGTTAATAAATACTCAGGTGCAGGAACAATAACTGCCACTCCACCATCACTTGTTTCATATATTATTCTCATTTTATTTTTCCTTTATTATCTAAATACTGCAACGCAAACCAAGCCTAAATCAGCAAAAGAAAGATAGTCAATTGACCTTACAACAAAACTGCCTACTGAAAATGTAATATTAGCAGTATCCGTCACTATAACAGCAATACCACTAGAAGCACCACCACCATGTGAAGTTACACAATAATTTACATCAGGCATATCAGTAGCAAAATTAACTGTATAATCTCCTGCACCATTATCAGTGATACTACTTACATTATAACTAGCCCGTATTGCTACAGTGCCTGTTCCATTAAAATTTACCCAAGCTCTTGCGCTGCCATTTACTACGTCAGCTATCGGCGTAGTCTCACTGCCTGCTAAGTTGGCTAAGGTGCTTATGTTTAATTGTGACATTTAATTAGCTCCTTTGTGGTTTAGCGGAAGATGGCTACGCAGCAAGTCGTCTGATCATATAACACTGTGCTTACACCATATCTGCCCCATATTAGCGCGCTAGTGGGCTGCAATGGATTTGTCGTGTTCGCTATCTGAATGCCCATTAAATAAGCGGTTGCTGTAGAGTTGCTTTGATCATACTGTGTTGTTCCAACAAGCGAGTAATTGCTATCAGGCATCGCATTAGTAAAATTAACAGTGTATTTACCAGTTCCCCCATCTGTAATACTGCTAACATTACCAGACTCACGAATAGCCACTGTACCTGTGCCGTTGAAATTCACCCAAGCACGGCACTTATAATTCTCTGTGCTGTCATCGTTCAACCAAGTGTCAAACTTTAAAGAGCCAGCCATTACAATGCCTCGCGTTCAATCACTTCTTTCAGCTTGTCAGCAGATGTTGCACCATCAATCTCAACTTGCATAGCGTCATACTTGTCACGAATAGCTTGACGAGCTGCTTCAGCTTCTACTGCTTTGGCTGGGATAGTTGCCTGCACATCTAATGGCGCGAACTCTTCAGAGCGTTTAGAACGACGTTTCTCGTGTGTAATGTCTTTGGCTTTGTTTATGTCTACTTTAATCATGTCAATTACTCCTGAACCCATGCGTTGCGGAATGTACGGTCTGAAGGTACTTCGCTGACATCAACAATCTCAGCAGATACCTTGTTAGCTTCTGGCACTACTTTGTCGCGTAGCTCTTCCATAGTACCTGCCCATTCTGGTGATGGCACTACAACGCTTACGCCACCTTCGTCGTTTGTGTAAATAATTCTTTTGTCCATTGTTTTTCCTTTAGTTTTGTTTAGGGGTTAGCGAAAGATGGCAACTGAAACATGATTATAATCTACACCGGAAACGAGATTGCTTTGTGCAGTTGTTATTTTTACGTAACTTGATGTTACCGCCATTGAAGTAGCAAAATGCATGTAACTCAAGTCTCTGTTATTCAGGCTTACTACTGTTGAATAACTTGCGTCAGGCATAGCATCAGTGAAATTAACATTATAATTACCTATACCGTTATCCGTAATGCTGCTTACATTAAACCCATTGCGAATAGTAACAGTTCCTGTGCCATCGAAATTAACAAAGGCTTTAGCAGCGCCTACAATGTCTGGTTGGTTAGCGCCTGTTCTGTCTTTAATGCTGTCTACGTTTAACTGACTCATAACACCACCCACACACTACCTGAAGAAATAGTCACTGTAACACCTGTATTTATTGTAATTGACCCCACACTTGACGCACTCTTACCTGTTGGGATTGTATAGTCTGTTGTCACTGTCTGTGAGTTTTCAACAAATACTTGGTCGCCACCGCCGCCTGTAGCACCTGCTGAGACACCAGTAAGGGCTGAACCATCACCTTCAAATGCTGTAGCTTTTACAGTACCATTAACATCAAGTTTTTCAGTGGGGCTACTAGTCCCAATACCCACGTTGCCGCCGTTGGGGTTAAGGACAATATCATAGTTGGTAGCGTAGTTTGTAAAGGAACGTGGTTGAAGCCACATCTGCCCAGCCGAATAAACACCAATGTCGAGCGCAACAGAGCCAGCTTGTAGGCGCGCTACAGCATTTGGGTCAGCCGCACTACCGGAACTTGCCGGTGCGCCCCCGGTGATAGACGTGTTGACGGCAGAAAGTCTTTGAAGCGGCGAACTCGTCCCAATACCCACGTTACCACTGCCATCAACAGTAATGTCATCGTGATTAGCTATGCCTAAGTTAGTAAGGGCAGATGATGCATTGGCTAAGTCAGAAAGGTTGTTACTTTTTGTTACAAAGCCACTAACGTCTATGCTGGCTGCACTAGCTGCTGCCTCCGTTGCACTTGTTGCTGCTGCACTAGCAGAGGAAGCTGCGCTAGTAGCTGATGTAGCTGCGTTACTCTCTGATGTACTAGCATTAGTAGCAGATGTACTAGCTGCGCTTGCAGAGTTACTTGCATTAGTTTCCGATGTGCTGGCATTAGAAGCACTCGTAGAAGCCTCAGAAGCCTTTGTAGTGGCAGTTGTTGCACTACCCGCTGCACTAGTAGCACTAGAGGATGCGGAGCTGGCAGAGGAGCTTGCAGACGTTGCTGAAGCTGCTGCATTTGTTTCACTTGTACTAGCATTAGATTCAGAAGTAGCAGCGTTAGTTGCTGCTGTTGATGCAGTTGATGCACTATTAGCTGCGTTTGTAGCAGAAGTTGATGCACTAGCTGCACTATTCGCTGCATTGGTTTCACTAGTTGCTGCATTAGTTGCTGATACAGAGGCTTCACTAGCTTTAGTAGTAGCTATACCAGCTTGTGTAGTTGCTGTACTTGCTGAATTGCTTGCTGATGTGGCAGATGCACTAGCATTAGTCTCTGCTGTCTCTGCACTAGCTTGTGCTGTTTCTGCTGCTGTCTGTGCAGTCTGTGCTGCCGTTGCAGAAGTTGACGCATTAGACGCTGAAGTAGAAGCACTGGTAGCAGACGTAGCTGCATTAGTTTCTGAAGTTGCTGCATTAGCTTCGCTGGTGGCAGCATTTGTTTCGCTAGAGCTTGCATTGGTCTCTGAGGTACTAGCATTAGATTCAGAAGTAGCAGCATTACTAGCACTTGTTGCAGCGTTAGATGCAGAAGTAGCTGCTTCATTTTTATACTCATTAGCATCTTGTACTAACTCTGTTACTTCATTTATGGTAGCATCAGAAGTAGCATCTCCTGAACCACCTGAACCTCTGTATATACTCAAAGCAAGTCTCCTAAATATTCTGTATTTGTGTGTAGATTAAAAAGAATAAATACAGGGGGCAATTAAGCCCCCCATACCGTTAGAACTTACTAAGCTGGAACAGCTACAACAAGTGCAGACTCAGGTCGTAAAACCTCTGTACCATAAAGAGTGTCAGAAGTAAACAAGTTACTTAAGTACTCTTGCTTGTATTGAGTTTGTGAACGTACGCCCATTTGCTCTGCAAGTACCATTGCATCTTTATGACCAATGATAGCAGCTTTAGTATCTATAGCTGAAGCTGTGTTGTTAGCAGCAGTTTCAATTACAGGACAGTTAGAACTAACGTAAACATCAATACCGTACAAAGTACCGATTTGACCATTCATAACACCACGACCATCTACGAAGTCGCTAGAGTTGTAACGGTCGATACCCATAATAGTTTGACGAACTGAAGGAGGAATAACAATAAAGCGATTTTCCATTGGAGTATCGTTATCATCTAGTTGCTTGATAAGTTCACGGAAAGCTAAATCTGTGAAAATATCAGTAGCAGCTACAGTATCTTCTGCATAAGCAGCAATACCGTTAGCACCATCAACATAGAAGCTGTTGCTATGAGTCCAGTCAGAACCATCACCATTACCTAGTGATTTACCTAAAGCAAACAAATCATCATCAACTTGTTTAGCTAAAGCGTAACCAGCGTCATCTGTATAGAATTTACGCATAGAAGCTAGAGCTTGAACATCAGTAATATCTTCGATAAGACGAGAGTATTCATAATGTTTGTCAACGCTGACTTGAACTTCTGATTCTGTAGCAGCAATCAAAGTTACTTGAGACTCCGCACCTTTAGCAGAAGCAGAACCACGAGTTGGTTTAGGGATATGTAAAGTATCACCTTTCTTACCAGACATTGGCATTTTGTTTACCAAGTTAGCAAGAACTAAGTTAGATTTATAAGCAGCTACAATCTCGTCACTCCATAACTCTGGAATGAAAGTTGCGCCAGTTGTGTTTGTTACATGATTTGTACCAAGTGCCATTATATTTTACCTATATAAAAATTTAAGATTATCGCACCCTACCTTCTGAATATGCCTGTGTTAATTCATCAGACAATTCTAAGTATCGTGCAGGATTGTTTTGCATTAAGTTAATAATATCAGACCGCCTATAGATTTTCTTAGATTTACTTTCTCCAGTTCCTTTAGCAGAGCCAGAAGAAGCAGCCTTACGCTGTTGTCCTCTATCTTTTTCAACAACTTCCTGTGCCTTTGTAGATGCCTGAGTTCGTTCTTTCC